ACCCGCAAGTAGTCCGATCCCTTCATCATGGCACGGCAGAAACCGGCAATGCGATTGCTTGCCAATTTCGAGTCCACGATCAGCTTCAAGCGGTCGCTGAGAGGACGGACCCGCCCGGAGTCGATGACGAACCGTGCCGTGGTCAGCACGTTAAAGGTGAAGTAAAGCGGAATCTCGATTTGTCCGCCTTCATCCCAAATTTCCTTGATCGCCGTCAGACGGTGACGACCGTTATAGACCTTATTCTGGTAGTCTACACCGATTGCCTCATCGGTCGGAATCCACGAACCGTTGAGCATATCTCGCTTGTATTTCTCAACGTCTGAACGGCTAATACGACGGTTGCCCTCATTTTCTTCCCAAATATTGTCGAGACAGGTCTTCGCCATCGGCCCCGTCAGCATAACGTATTCGCTATACTGATTCTGATTGCGGGGGAAAGCAAACCACGGCTTGTTTTTGCCGTTGCAAGCAAACAGGTAGAATTCCTGATTCGTTTTGGCTTGACGGCAAATTTCCTTGTAACGACGATGCTCTTCTGAAACAATCTCGTCAGTGATCTTGCCGACAGGACTGTTGGGAGCGGGCTGATTTGCAACACCCGGCAACGGCTTGTCGGGCATCACAGTCTGAACCTGTGGCTTCTCTTTTTCTTCGCTATGCAGAAAACGATGCTTCTGCAAAACCATGTTCGCAACACTAGTACGGCCAACACCGCCGAAAAGGGATTGATTCACTGGACCTAGACCTCCTGCGAGGAGTTGCGACTTGGCTTGTTGTTCCTTCTCTCTCGCACGCCGTTCGTTCTGACGCCGGATTCGTCGCTTAGAACTCATAAATGCCTCGTCGTTTTAGAGTTGTGACCACTTCGACAACGAAGTGTATTCTACCACAGATTTGTCGGTTGTAAAGTAAGTTGGAATCCCATAAACAAAAAAACCGTAAGTCCTATAAAATTAGTGACTTACGGTCCAAACCCAAACCGGGTTTTCGCTCATGAAAAGACGAACGTTTGTAATTCGAGAACTATTTGGGAAGGACTCAAAGATCACTGGACCTTGATGACATTGAGCGCCATGTGGACAAAGTTGTACATCAAAATTTTTGAGAAAATGGCCAATTTTTGCCTAAAAACTGATTTTCTTGATATAGATACCTTCATGAACAAACTACAGACATTCCATGAGTGGTTAGAAGATCGTGATTCACAACTCTATCAAGAAATTTGGGGTGGTGAAACTTTACGAAGTGCGGGGCGTTGGTTGGGTAAGAAAGTTATGCCTCTTGCTGCTATCGGAGCAGGAATGGCTTTAGGTGGAGCATCACATGCACCAACAACCACTCCGCCCGCCGCAGTCGCCACAAAGTCGCCAGAAGATGTGGAAGTACAGCGTCGAATAGATGCCGAAGATGCTGTATCAAAACAAAGAAGTGTTGCAGATGATGAGTATGGTCAAGCCTTGCAACAATTTTATACCAAATATGGAAATCATCCTTATTTGAAAGGAATGAGTTGGCGGCAAATACAAGATAAACTTCCTCTCATGCGTGGTACGGGTATGATTTCACAAGATGAATTGCCTGATGATTGGGACAAAGACCTCAATCGAACAAGTGCCAATGTTCGTAAAATGAATACACCGCCAAGAACTGATGTGGATGATTTTATGGACAAAGTAAACAAACGGTGATTTTGGCGCAGAACGGTGTCAGAAAATTTATGGATTTTGGCTAGATACCGGCCAAGGAGGTCAATCAAATATCTGTAATTGATTCTTTTCTGATATAAAAACATTCTCTCCAAACGTCAATTCAAACCATACATTATAAATTCCACATTCAAGTTCATTCGTATCTAAGAAATAATAAGCATACATTTTTTCCCGATAGTCCACGAGGGCACGATCCACTAACAGGCGTAAATCTTGTTCTGCTGGGACACACTCCCCGCAGGCGATTTCAATAGATACCCGTAAATCTGAGACTATGGCGAGATTTTCGTAGTATGGTAGTATATCGGACCCTCGTGGGACGTTCGGGGTTATTTGTATGACTATGTATCTCTTTGTTCCTTTGCGTATTTTGTTTGGTCTGAAGGTGAAGCTGAAGTCATATACCGGAGGTACAGGAGAAGTAAACCATAAGTCGGGATAAATTAAAAAGTTGTTTGTAATGCAAGCTGTTTGGCATTCGCCGTCCTCAAATACCACATGCCAAGTATCAATATATTTCCCAATTGTGTAAAGAGGATCGGCAATTGGGACTTCTACCAAATATTGCCCTGTGGCTTCTTGAACAACATCATCGGTGGAAATTGTTTGTACCAATCTGCGACCATCTGGATTGGTTTGACTAACTTCGTTGGGATCGAGGAAATAAATTTCTACCTTTTCGATAGATTGCACGTTTCTGCGATTGTTGGAATTGTACGTCAATAACCGTAGACGCACGGTGTCACCGCAGACTGGATTTTGCATTCTTTCTTTGGTTGCCACTTATTTATCTCCTTCTTGAAGCTGATTGAGCCTTTCTTCTTTGTGCTTCCATTGCCTCGTTTTCTTGTTCTTTTTGTTGAATAAATCTATCAATTAACCATCTTCTGGTATTGATTGGCATAGACATACTACTATGCAACCCTTGACGCAGGTGATACATAAAAAAGAATTGCTCTTCTAGCAAGTTTTTCCCCAGAACTAGGCTTGGGTGTTCTCGCCCTTCTTCTTCCGGGGGAAGAAAAAATTTGCTTCTAGCGGCAAGTCCATTTCAAATTCTGCTGTGCAACTTGGACACACTATTTCTACATTCGTATCCACGCCGAATGGTGGTTCGTTGATGCTATTACGGATATGAGCGACATCGTTGATCGGCAAATTCTTTAAGAGAACTTGAAGTTCAGACTTATCGGTAATTCCATCAATATCTTCAAGTAACATCGATGTTCTATGAGTCAAGGTGTCGTCTGCTGCTTGGTCGCCGTAGGTCTTGAGTCTTCGATCACGATATTCTGTGATTTCTTGTTCATCACGGCCTGTGGAAAGGCGGTAATGGAATACCAAATTGGTTGTTGGCAGTGTGTCTTCAAGCAGAGGCCCGAATTCATTTGGGCAATGTTCCACATAAAGGCTTGACAAGTCAATATCTGTGGAGAATTTCGCTCCACATTCTGGGCATTTGATTTCTACATCGTAGTGATTCGAGTAAGAAATACCACGAAGATAAATCAAAAGATAAGTTCTATCAGCAGTTAAAAGATTTTCAGGTTGAAAATTATCTTCCATTATACAACGCTTGAAAATCATATTGATGGCTTGGCCTTTACGAACAAATCTTGGCGTTGCAAGAATTTGTTCTTCTTCGCCCGTCATCTGGCGAATACTAAGTATGCCATTTGACGGGCCATTCACGCCGTCATAGAACTTACCTTTGGATGGAAGTTGAATTTCTTCATAGTTAGAAGTCGAAGATTTCAATTGCTGCAAAAGGTCTTTCAAGTGACCAGAGTGGGTGTCGTGACGAACAATCTCTGGGCCTTGCTTGGCTTCGTTCGTAAATCTCTTGCTGCCCTTACCGGCTGGTCTTTCTTTAAGAGAAGAAAATGGCTTTGGTGATCCTACTTGTTCACTCAGAGGAACATTGGGATCGGATTGTTGGGCCATTTTTAGTGCCTGTAGAAATTCCTTTGGTGCATTATTAAACCCTTTGACTTCTACGTCGCCAGCATTCGACTTAGATTCTCGTTCATCATCACTCAATGCTTTGCGAACGGCTTCAGCCTTATTTAGCTCATCATCATCATTTACTTTTCTTGGACGGAATACATCGTCTGCCATATTTTTCTCCTTTGTATTACTCTTTTAATTCGAGCATCTAATTTCATCATAGTGTGGTTGAATAAATTTTTAGGCCAATTTTTTTCATGATAATCAATTTACAAAATGTGGAAGATTTGGTTTTCTTCGACAAAAAAGCATGGGCAACACTCCCAGAATTTCGGCCTCTTTTTGAGCAATGGGCACTCAGTAAAAGAGTGCCCGGACTGCTAAACTTAGGCAAACGTAGCCTAATTGATTTCTTGAACTCCCTAGAAAAAACCCATTTGGATAAACTAGAAGAGTATTTTCAAGATATAATTGTACTGGATAAAATTGATTATCATACAGTCCAGAATTACAATGGTAATATAAAAGAAATCCAGTCGGAACTGTGTAGGTTTAATGGATTTATAGATTTTTCTGCCTATCGTAAAGGCGATCAAATAAGTTTAACATTTTGGAAATGAGGAAAAAATGACTACTTTGGCTTTTTTGATGTTTATTTTAACATCCATTGGGATGGCCCACATTATCGTAGATAGTTCCATTTTTGAGACACCGAGAAAGTTGATTAAGGATTATTCAGCCAAGGCCAGAGATTCTTTTTTCAATTTTTTGAAGGTAATTCTTACTGCTATTGTCGCAGCACTTTGCGTCCTTTGGACTTTTAATTTTGGGTTTACGGGATTGCCCTATTTCGGAGCCTTGATGGTTGTGTTAATTCTTTGGGCCGATTTTGGCTCTGTTGTTGATTGTTATTTGTGTTCTGGTACTTGGGCTGGCTTCTTGATGAGCTATATATGGTTGACCCACGATCCATTGCAAATTTTTGCTTGTGGATGTGCGGGTGGTTTCTTGGCCAATTTTGCAGCAATGATTTTAAATTGGCTTGAAGCATCAACAATAGTCAAGTTACCAAGTGATGACAAAGAGGAATAATGTCCATAAAACACTATCAATTGTATTGTGAAATTTGTGGGTATAAAAGAATAACTGAGGGGACCGACATTCAAGATTTGGTTCCTGTTAAAACATCCAAAATACAACATGAATTGCCTTATATCGATCCGCTGACGAAGAAGACGGTTATGCCCCCTTACAAACCACAGCGTCTTCGTTTCAAATGCCCAAATTGCGGCAGGGTTATCATGTCTAAACAAATAGAATTTATTGAGGAAATAAATGAAACTGGTGACACTACTGGACGTGAAGCAAGCTCTTCGGGATTCCCGATTTCGTGAAAGTCTTCCAAAATCTCTTAACGAAGACGTTCAAAAATATTTAAGCAATCCGGGTTGTGCTTGCAATACTCCACTCTATCGCAAAATACTTAAGGATTGTACCGAACAACTAAAGGCATATTTTCCCAACCGTTCTTTGTCAAATATTGATGAGGAGATTAAGAAGCTGGCAGAAAATAACTGGACCGTCATTAACTGTCACATTGATGAACTGGAAGACAAAATGCGTAAGCTCCCAAAGGGTCGCAAACAAATTGCTATGACTCGCTATGAAGATCAAGTAACGGTAATAATTAACGAACTTGAATATATATATTAAATGTTGATCCGTAAGGAGCTAGTTGATTACAAAATTCAAACAAATTCCCGCTATTATCATCACACCGGAGAACTTGAGGCGAGAGAAGTTTTGGATATCTGACCAATCTTAATTGCCTTTGAGATTATCTCATCACAAGATGTAATCATTTTGTCTGGGTAATTTTTGTATTTTGATATATCAAATGGCCATTCATCAGAATTCAATCGCCTCGACCCAAGAATCTTGGCATTCTCGTAAAAGCATTTGGCCTTACTATACTCATCTGCCTCATAATAAACATCGCCTAAAAGACACCAGAATTCGGCCATCAATGGCTTCTCGGCAAAACAATACATTAACAACTCAAGTGCCTTTCGTTGGTCTTTTAGGACATAGCAATAGACTGTAGCCATGTAATAGCGAGTCATTATTGAAGCCATTGTCATTTTCTTTTCTTGAAATAAGAAGTGGTTGGCAAGGTCGATGAACTCTTTCCACTTGTTTTGTGTGAGAAAAATACAGGCTTTGTAATAGTGATACTCGAAAGCCATAGGGTTTTTGTTCTTCCAAACTTCTAGCAATTTCAAATTTCTGTCGGCCATATCGGGCGGTGTGGAGCGAATGTAGATGCCAGTTGGACCGGCAGTTCCTTGTATAATCTCGTAAACCGGGTTTTTATATTTGATTTTTTTACTTTTGTGCCATATTCTGATTGGCTTGGTTATCAACGTGTTTTGGATGATATTGCAGCGATAATTGCCTTCGTCCAAATTTTCTATCTCATCCAAACCAGTTAATACTTCTTCCCAAGGTTCTAGTTGAAGATTCCAATCTGTTTGTTTTTGACACAATTCGTTGCGAATGGTACTTAGATCATCACGGAAATTTACCCTGATGACTTCTCCGTATTTCTTGCAAATGTCCGCCGTTTTGTCCGTGCATCCTATGTCCGCAAACAAAAAATTTGCGTTCAATGAAGACACCGAATCAATCGCCTTTTGAATTGTCTTTTGATTGTTCTGTATTATCATGTGAATCGTTATCATGGAATCTAATCCTCATTAAATGCTCGAAAGCGTCGGCCTCATTTTTCATGTCTTTGTTTCTATAATAAGTCTGTAAATCTTTATAGAACTTAGGTGCAAAAGGTTTGTCAATCATGTCGCTGAATATTTTGAATAACTTTAACAATTTTGCCCCCGTTAGAAATTGTTTGACAATGCAAAAGCCGTGGGAAGGTTCTTGTCTCAAAAAACCGTGGCATTACAGAGTTACGGCTGTAATTCCCTGCATGGATACATACGATACTCTGGAAATCGCTGTCCGTTTGCTTCAACTTCAAAGCGAAACACCATACATCACCATTATTGACACAGGCAGTCTCCCAGAAATCTATTCTAAAATAGAAAGTCTTCGCTCAGAAAGTATAGAAGTTCATTGTCTTCGCTTAAATTCTACGACACATCCATCTGATTTTCCGGCAATTGCAATGGATTTGGCATTTTCTCTCTGTCGGACTCCTTATCTGTTTGCCACTCATGCTGACGTTTTTCTTAAAAAGAAGAGCCTTTTAGCCGACATGATTGATCTTTGTGAAAAGGAATCGCCGGTTGTCGGCTATGAAATCAGTCCCCGTAGCCACGATGACTGGAAAGGCATGGTTTCTCATACAGCAACTATGTATCACATGGCAACTATGGACAAAATTGGATTTGGATGGAGCCTCCGAAGACTTTGTAATCTATTTAATATCTCTGATCCTCGACCAAATCCTAACCGCCCATGCTGGCCAGATACCGAATTATTAGGCAATTATTTGCTCAGAAAGAATAATATCGTGCCGTTGCTAATTGGTAAAGAACAAAACTTCCAAAGAACAAATGACGAAAATATAGATCACTTCAGAAGTTATACGTCATCAAAATTATACAGTAATAGCTATTTTAAGATGGCTAACGGATGGTACGAAGAAGCACGAACCAAAGCTCTTGAAAGAATATGTGAATGGGTGAAAGAATGAAAATGAAAATGAAAAGTACAGTTAGCGCAGTAAATAGATACCCAAGTTCTTTTGAAACGTCCTCTAAAAAAGAGGATAAGGAGAAGAATGGCCAACGAATATTTAAACAACAAAAATTTCGAGAGTTTAATTTCTAAGTTTCTGACATGCAAGAAGGAAAAGATAAAATATCAACTTTTAATTGAGGACATACGGGAAACAGATGCAAGAACGTCGAATAGAAAGAAATACAAGAAGTCTGATAATTGGGAAGAAATAGAGAAGACTTTTGATATATTGACCATAGAATACCAAAGTCTTCAAGTCGAATTAACAACGGCATTTTATCTCTTGTCTGAGAACATTGTAAGATACCGTAAGTTCAATCTTATTGATCCTGATGATGCAATCCAAGAAGGCGTCATGATTTGCTTTGAAAAAGTGGATCGTTTTGATCCTGATAAGGGAAAAGCCTTCAATTACATGACCACATGCATCATCAACCACTTCCGGCAGCTTTATAGAACTGCTCGAAACTACAATGAACTCAAAAAGAAGTATCACGATTTTTTATCTGTAAAGGTGGATCAGCCGATTCTACCGATACGAGCGAATAAGCAATTCTACAAAAATCAGGATATAAATGCCAAATATTGACATTAGCGATTTTTTCTTTATAATTGTTAAAGACTAATAGGGTGTAAATACGCCCTGTTAGTCATTTTATCTAGGAATATTTGAATTATGCATGGCGATCCTATAGAGCAAATTGAAAAACAGGAATTGCTCCAAAAGTTAATTGACAAAGGTTATGGGAAGTTAATCGACGCTCTTTTAAGTAACGAAAGAGAAGTGTACACAAAAAAAGGCAGGCTCAACAAAAGTGGAGCCTGCCGTGTTTTGGGATGGAAGCCAAAAGAGCTTGATGAAGCTCTGGCTGAGTGTCGAGAAATACTCAAATTTGACATATTCACTGAAGAAGACGAAGACGAAGACGAAGACGAAGACTCTAAGCGGTAATCACATACGCTCTATCGTATCTTAGAGTCATTTCCAAAGTTACTATGTCACTGGATGACATATCCAAGTCTCCGAATTCCACGGCTTGCGGCCAAATGGACTCGAAAACCCATCGTTCAATGACATTTCCGCAACCGTCGTAGAGTTCCAACCGACACCTCGGCTTCTTGAATCCGTTGCAGGAAGGAACCCATTCAGCATCTCGTTGAGGATCGTATAGCTTTTTAACCCATTCAAAGACCGGGTGTTGTTTTGAACCCGGTTTTTTTATGTCATACAAGCTGAGCGTTATTGGTTTCCATTCGGGTTTGGATGGAAAATATACAGTTTCAGTCAAGTGTTGAGCTTCCATTTCTTTGAAACTCAAACTTGGCCTTGCTCCTCTCGATGGCGGAAGTGTGTTTATACCTTCGGCGGAAACAGCGGGAATAATAAACAACCAACGATGTTTTCGCTTGTAACAGGCTTCGGGACTCTCAAGCCCAAAGTCAAATCCCATCTTTCTTCCTGTACAACCCATTCTACTCCTTTGTCGATAAAAAAAGCCCCACACTAAGAAAGTATGAGGCTCTTAAATCTCTATCTAAAGTGATTTGAACCGCCGATTCCGCCCTAACTGCACCCGCCGCAGCAAACTGTGATGCTGCCACCGCAGAAGAGTTCAAGTTTAACTTCGGCATAACGAAGGGTTAGTTCGATTGTTACTTCTTCAGACGAAGAGTAGTCTAACTCGCCAAAGTTAATGGCCTGTGGCCAAACTTGTTTGAGCGTCCACTTTTCCATTACAGTACCGCAACCATCATATAGTTTCAAAGTACCAATGCCTGCGTAACCACCACTGTTTTGGCCCTGTCCAATCTTGGATGCTTGAGACA